AGAAGAATTTGGAATTTGAGGATTTGATATAAACAATGATACATCTGGATAAATACCAAAAATCGATCTTGTAGTTAATGTTACATTTAACGTTGCATCTACATTATATTCAACTTTAAATCCATCTACAAGACCAGTAAATATTAGTTGATTCATTTTTCGAAATTCGTCTAGATCTTGATCAGTACCTTTATATTGTTGTTGCAATATTTTAGTAGTATATAATAATTCATCTCTGTTTAACAACGCTCCTGTTCCAGATTCTGTATTTTGTATAACATCATCTGGTTGTACTATTTCTATTTTCAATGGTCTCCCGGGTCTAAAAAATGTATCTTCAATTTCTACTAATTGAGATGGATCCATTATTGTTAAATTAATAGTTGCAGTATTTATTCCCTTTTCTCCTTGATCTGCAATATTAACTGTAACGCCGGTGATTACTGGCCCAGGCCTTGTAGAAATATTAGTTGCGTATCCAGATGGGCCACCAGGTAAATATGAATATCCATTTTCTGAATTTTGAGTTACTAGTCCGCCTCCTAATACGCCTATAGGATCAGTTGTTACAGTATCTCCTTCAAATGCATATATTTTTACATTGGTTAGCTTGTTTAACATGAAGTCTATAGATTCTGGAGATCTATTTAGTTTACCTGTAGCAGATCTTGCTAATAGTTCTTTTTTTAAACTTGAATTAACTTGTGAATAATAAAGATCTCCTGCCATAACTTTTTTTTATATTAATTCTTCTATAGTACTTTTAGGTGGTATTCGTAATCTTGTTTCAACAGGAACATATATAGTTCCTTTTCCAATACTATTAACTAATGCAATTGCCCACCATAAATTTTCATCATCATAAAATTGTTTAGCTAAATGATCTAACCGTTCAACTGATGTAGTAACTATATAAATATCTTGTTCTGATGTTGGTATTGTTGGTAAAAAGCTAGAAGCAAATCTTCGCTTACCTGCATTTGTTTTTATAATTGGTATGTTTTCGTATCTATTCATAATCTTGAATTATATTTTATAAAGTTCTAAGAGTAGGCGTATTATACTCTATTTGCTTTACTCCAATAGTTTCAACTGTTTCTTGTTTGCTTTTTAACTTATTTCCTTTTTTAACCAACTTTTCAGCTTGTTTTTGCTGTCTTCTTGATAAATCATCAAATGACAATGTTTTTGCGTCAGTTGGTACTGAATCACTCAACCAATCATTGTTTCCTGGTTTAGGTTGTCCTTCTTTATCAAACTCTTTTGCCAACGTATAGAATCTTCCTCCTTTTTGTGGTAGATAATCGGTAATCAAGAATCCAGATAAAGTTACATCAATCTTTTTAGGCACTTCCATATTAGTTGGATCTTGTTCAATATTTGTTTCCCATGTTGTTTCAGCATCTTGAAAAGTATAAAATACGCTAGATACTGCAATTGGTTGTTGGACTAATAAATCACCTACGGTCATTCTTAAATATGGAGCTTTCATTACCAATGTATCATCTGAATATTCAGGAGCTGTATAACTAGCTAAATAATTTAATTTTCTGTATATTGGTTTTAATTCATCACGATTTGAAGCATATACCGTAAATCCTATATCAAAATTTCTTGAAAATCCTTGATATGTATAGTTAGGATCTGCTCTTCCTATAAACTGTACAGGACTCCAATTGGCAGAAAATGAATCAGTTAAAGAATTTATAATTGCTCTAAATACAATAACATCATCAACTTCAGTTGATCCAGGATATAATTTAGGGCCGTTAAAAAAGAATTTAATTAAATCACTTGTTCTACCTACTCCTAATGTTTCTCCAATAGTTGATCCAAAAATTTCAGCTTTATTTAATGCTCCAGCTAAAGCTCCCTCCGGTTTCCATTGATATATTGAACTATTAGATCTTTTTCCAAAGTCAATAACTGTAACTTTGTCTCCTGTAAATCTTGTTGTTAGTTCTAATGGATTCTTTGAACGTACCCATGCTCCTGTATTTTGATTAAAACTTGCTCCATCTTTTAAATTTTTAGCTTTTATTAATGCGTCTTTTATATCAGTACCAGCTAAAGGATTCCAGCTAGTAGCTACTTCTGATCTTTTTGTGAAATCATTTCCAACTGCTGCAGAGGTTATTGGAAATCCATATGTATTTTCCAAATTAAATATAGAATATGCTCCACCAGGCAATGTTCTAGTAGCAGAAAAATATGATCCGGCTTTTATACTGCCCCTAGATGCTGCAGCTGCGCCATCCATTCGTTTAGAAGAAACAGGTAGTCTACTTCGAAAATCTTGATATGTTGCTCCTGGTGCTAAATTTGGATCTGGACGTAATTTTGAAAATGGTAATGTTTCAAATGTTCCTTTTAAGGCATATGATGAATTAATATTATCTAATCCAAATAATGCAGTAGCTCCATTCAATATTTTATTGGCTAATCTATTACTTGTTGTTTCTAAAATATCAGTTTTTGAATTTAATCCTTTAAATTGATTTCGTGCATTTAATGCTCGTTGTTCATCATCTGGAGATGCATTTAAATTGATTGTTTTATTTTCATATTTCTTATTTGATAAAAATGAATTAGTTGTAATTGTTCCATCATTACTTTTGAATGTTGGTCCTATTTCAGCAGATTCTTGTTGAGCTGGTTGTTGATATTGTCTGTTAACTAGAGTACCTATAGGTAATATTTGTAATATTGGCATTACAATACTTGGTCTGCCAGTAGATGATTGTGTTGTATCAATAATATTCATTTGATTAGCTGGAATATTAGTTGATGTTTGTGTGGTATCTACAGTATAAAGTGTAAATGGAATTGTATTTGAAAATTGATTTGTGTTTACATTGTATTCTGTGCTAAGAGTTCCGTTTGTGGATTGATTTGTGTTTACATTGTATTCTGTGCTAGGAGCTCCGTTCGTGGATTGATTTGTATCTACATTATATTCTGTACTAAGAGTTCCTTTACCTGATTGTGATAAGTCTATAGAATATAAAACACTAGGAGTTCCTTTACCTGATTGATTTAAATCAATTGTATATGGTTTAATTTTTTCTAAAGATGTCGATACTTCTAGAGTTGGATCATATCTTTCATTGGTTAAATTGAATTTAGTTATAAATCCATTACCAGACGTATTAGGTACGTATTGTTTGCTTATGTCATAAAAATTTGCCATATCTCAATTCTATGTTAATCTATTTCCTTCTGCTAATTCAATTGATGTTAGTATAGAACTTCCATCAAAATTATTTATAACATTAAATTGCATTCCTTTTAATGCTTCTACAATTGCTCTTGATCCTCCACCACCTGCAGATGCTAATTGACTTGTTGTAGTTATCGTTCCAGCTGAAGTTGGTGTAAATAATTCTGGTCCTAACTCTCCGACCATGTAAGATTTTCCCATTGCTACAGGACCGCCAGTAGCTTTTCCTGGTGTTTGGGCATCCGCTGCTTTTAATCCTTGTTTCAATGATTCTAATGTATCACCGGTAAAATTTAATGCTCCTGCTACAGTTAATGCTTGTACAACCATTTTACCCACTTCAGTTTCATTTACAAAATCTGAAGATTTTTTTATTATCTGATCTACAACACCTCCGGGTGCTGTAACAGCATTAACGTCAAATTGTGCTTGTGAACCAGCAACTGCAGATGATTCTTCTAGAGCTGTTTTTCTTGATATTATATCTGCAGTTCGTTGTGTATTTAATATTGCTAGATTTTTCTTTTGTTGTTTTGTTAAACTAGCTTCTTTTTCATTTTCAATATCAGATAATTCTTGTTGTAAATTAACTATCTCTAACAATTTTCCTTGATCAATTCCTAACAGTGCAGCTGCAGCTTCTCGAGCCATTAAATTGGTTTTTAGATCCTTGCCATGTTCTTTAGTTAATGATTCAATTATTTTTAATTGTTCTGCAGCATCTCCTTCTAGAGTTGCTCTATTATATGCAGCTGCAATGTTTTTATATTCTTGTGTTTCTAAAGCTTTGCCGGTAAACAATTGAAAATCATATGATGCTTGAGTTTGTTTTTGAATATCCAACATGTTATCGCCAGTATTCTTTAAATCAGTTAATGTTAATCCTAATCTTCTAGCATCAATAGTTGTTCTCATTAATGCATCTGGTAACATTTTACTATATTGTGCGATTATGTCTGTACTAGTATTTGATATTTCTGCAAAAAATGTTTGAAATCCTCCAGTAATACCTTCATCATCTAATGCTTTTGCTGTATTAATATATTCTCCAATTGATGGTATTAACTCTGTATTTTGTAAATTAGATAATCGTCTTACTGCTAATGCTTCATCTGCACTTAATCCTAAACGTTCTCGTAATATTTCATTACCTCGAAGTAAATTTTTATAGTAACCTTGATTTCCTTTATCTAATCTTCCTAGTCCAGGTATTAATTTATTTATTTCTGTTACATATGTTTTTGCAGACCTGGTATTAATATTTAATGATTTTCCAACTTGATCAATACTTTTTGCAAATGCTATGGATCTATTAGCTGATATATCAAATGCTTCATTTATTCCTTTTGCTCTTTGTTCTAAAATATCAAAACGTGTAACAGCATTTTTAGTTGTTCCTTCGATTAATTGTAATAAAGCAATTTGTTTTTCTAGTAATAAGTTGAATTCTACACCAGCTGGAATTAAATCTTCATATCCATCTTGTAACTTTTGAAGCTCCTGTTTTACTTTTTCTAATGCATTAACCGGATCATCACCTAGGTCTGGGATCTGAGATGTTTTGGGTAATTGTTTTAAATTATATAATTGATTTTGTATTGACAACTTTGAATATCCTTTTTTATAAATATTTAAAAAGGACCTTTTTCTATTTGTTTAGACGATTTATTTCCCAATTGTTGTTTTTGTTGAGCTTCCTTTTTATCATTATATATTTTTTCTAATTTTTTTATATAAAATGATCGGAGATATACTGGCATATAGTATAATGTCTCCCAGTCCCATTTTCCTTCTCCAAGCCATAATAAATCAAATAGATTAGAGTGTAACTTTGGTCTGTCTTTAGAGGTTAGGCCAAAAAAGGTCTGGTCCAAATTGAAACCCGGCAGTAAAGGTGCCTCCGTCTTCACCTTCAACTTCTATTTCTGTTACCAATCCAGGCATATTATCTAAAACATGTTTTTGAAACTTTTTAGATTCGTGAAATGTAAAGTCATATTGAATATATTTTTTTATATCTTCTATATTTCTTTTTTTATTAATTTCACGTATCAATGTTAACAAAAATGATGAAATACGATTTGATTCTGTAACTTCGATATTTTGTTTTTTTGGAGCATATGAATAATGAATTATAGATCCATCTTCACAATGATATATACATTCGCCAGCTTCATTTGTATCTAAATTAACCGATTTAAATTTTAAATTATTTAAATCTACAGAACGATCAATTTTATTTTTTGTTTTTGGGTCTTTAACTATGATTGGATATTTACTTCCATATGCTGAAATTCTGGCATTTACAATCAATGCTTCTTTATCGAAAACAGCTAATTCATTGATATCAATGTCAGAAGTTATCAATGAATCTAAAAGTTTATCTAATACCACTCCTTCATTTATATATGATGCATTTGTTAATATATCTTCATCATATGCGGTCATATGACGCATTTCAACACTACCTTGTCTTAATAAACTATCTTCTGGATATATTTTACCTGCAGATGGTAATTTTACTATGTCAGCTGGTAGTTTTGATTTTTGTTTTTTATCGTATTGTTGTTTTGCTAAATTAATTAAATTTTTATCGTCATAACGATCTGTTACTTTTGTCATATAAAACTCCTTTTAATAACTTTATTATAAATATATATTATCTAGAAAAGTAAAGAATATATATAACAGTAGTTCCTAATGCTGCACCCCACCAAGAAGAAACTTGATTTTTTTCAGATCTAGATAATCGATACCCAGTTCTTTTTTCTAAACTCCATTTTTTATTTGCTTTAGGCTTTACATATGTAAATACAATTGATGGAACTGCAGTAAATGCTAGTGATGAAACTTTTGGATTTCTAGTTAAACCTCTAGTATTGTAATATGTATAAAAATAAGAACTAAAAAATCCTATAGTAAATGGTATTCCTGGAATATGATCTTGATATCCTTTTGTTCTACCCATTACATAATCATTCATTTGTATTGTAGTAAATGGTTGTTCTTTTTCTTTATATAATATAGATAATTTATTATTTTGTTTGTATCCAAATACAAATTCTGTTGATATATCTTTAAGAAAATTATTTTTATTGTATAATATAATATTATTATCAGCAAATACTATTTTTCCAATAATTGGTTTTTCTTCAAATCGAAAGATAGTATCTTGACAAAATATATTAAAACTTAATAAGGATAAAAATACAATAAATATACAATTCATATGTTACCTAAATTTAAATTGTAACAGTATGAAGTTGAATAAACTCTTTATAATAAATATTTTTAAACAGTAAAAATGGGAGCAATAAACTCCCATTATTTGAAAAAATTAATACTTTAATACTGCATAGTCATAAGACAATGTTAATGAAATTTCAACTGCAGATTCGTTTGACCAATCCATATCTCCAAATGATGCATCATTAATATATGCTCCTACCAATTCCCATTCTTCTATTTTTTCGCCTGTTGGTGATAAAGAATAAAAATTAATATTTCTTTTATATGATGAAGCACCAGTTGCATATCCATCTCTACCAGTTAATGATTCATGATGACTACGAATCCATGTCATCACTGCTTGTGCACCAGATGGAACAATTGCATCATATAATGTTATACTTAGGTCTTGCCATCTTGTTTTTCCTTTAACTTTTCTTTCAACATTAATATGATCTAAAACGACATTTCCGTTATTAACACTTGGTCTACCAGATGCTTTTATTAAATGAGATGGAATATCTTGAAATTCCATAATAAACCTATTGGTCATTTTAGGTTCCCAATCAAACGCTTTTGCAAATAAATCGGTATAATCGACTCCTGCTAAATTTTGTTCTAATTGAGTTTGACCTTGATTTGGTAATTCTTTAAGTAAATCTATGTTTATTGACATTTTATATCCTATTTTATATAAATATATTCATTTCTAAAAATTAATCAGGAAATGAAGCACCAGTTGGTTGAATAGTAAAGTCTAACACAATAAATTCTGCAGTTCTGGTTGGCTGTAAGAATAATTGTCCTACTAAAAAGTTTTGATCAATTACATCCGGTGTGTTATTTGTTTCATCCATTATTACACGGAATGCACTTAAACCTGATTGAGCTACTACATCTTGCAAATAAGGATTTACTATTTGTAAAAATCTATTTCTTGTTGATGCAGTGTTTTGTTCAAATACTAAAAATCTAGTAGCAGAAGCAATAAATTTCTTAACGGTGATTAATAATCTTCTAACATTAACTCTATCTAATGCAGATGGTAATGCTTGTAATGTTTTTTGTCCCCAAATACATACTCCTTCGTTTGGAAAATTAGCAATTGGATTAATTCTATTTTCATATAATTCATCTCTATCAGATTGAGATAATCTTATATATGTTTTAGATACCATTGATAATCCACCTCTATTTAGTCCTGCAGGAGCAAACCATGGATGTGCAATTCTATCTGTAAATGATAACACACTAGGAACAACAACTGATGGTGGTACCCATAATGATTTAGGTGCACCAGCTGGTTGTGCTAATACCCATGGATAATATGTTGCTGCATAACTTGAATCCAATGTTTTAACAGTATTCTTAGCTGTGCTAATGTTACTTGTTTTTCCAACAGGATCCATTACATAAAAAGCATCAGCTCTTGATTCACATAATAATATACCAGCATTAGTTACTGAAGGATGTATTTCATGAACTACCCCTGGTGTTATTAACATATTGAAATCATATTGATCTGTATTTGACAATGTATTGAATGCGTTTTTATATGCAGTTGTTCCAGATTTTCCGTCAGCTGAACAATCAAATCCGAATGCATTCGTAGAAGAAATATTTTCTCCAGAATATTTTGGTAGATTTGGTCTAGCTCCATCAAATCCTCCTTGTATAGGAATTATAAACTTTCTTGTTCCAATAGCTATGTTAGCATTTATAATGCCGGCGTCTAATGCTGTTCCAATTGATCCAGAATATGGTGCAGATGATGGAAAGCTAGCTCCAGCATCTTGATTTAAATCTCCCAAATAAAAATCTGAGTTATTACCTGTTGTTGATCCAGAAGTTGGAATTGGAGCAAGATAATTTAAGTTATTTGTATTCGTATAATCAAATCCAAAGAATATATTTGAATTATATCCAGATGTTCCAACTTGTGTAGTTACATTTGAACTAGCAACTAAATTAATACTTGCTGATGGATTTAATATTGGAGAACTTACTGCTTTATATCCAAATGGTATTGCACTAGGATTAATTTTATTTTCAACTGCAGTTGTTACCTCAACTCTTATATATTTTGAATTATTATCAAAAGTTCCTGATTCAACCAATCTTTTAGAAGATGGGTCAATATACTTATGAACATCACCAATTACTTTTGAAATATATCGAGGAGAATCTGGATTTAAATTTAAATTAGTAAATGATTCTA